TGCTAGACCTATTGAGTTGGGTTCAGGTGCCGAGAAGACCCTTGCTGCAATGGCAATCCGTCTTGCATTATTGAATGTGTCATCCTTACCAAAGGGAGACATTTTCATTCTCGATGAACCGGGAACGGCACTTGATGAGGAGAACATGGAAGGTTTTATCAGGATTATCGACTTGGTAAAATCGCAATTTAAAAATGTTATCCTCATTTCCCACCTCGACAGTTTAAAAGACTGCGTGGACATGACCATTGACATCGATAAAGTTGATGGATATGCCTGCGTGAATAGTTAGGAGAAACAAACTATGGCTACAAGAAAGAAAACAAACACAGCAATGAAAGCATTGACAACAGCAGTACCCGAAGGTGGGTTACTTGACCAAGCAGTGAGTAAAATAACATCGAGAAAACTTCTCGTATGGTTGACAGGTTCAGCATTACTACTCACAGGTGGATTAGCATCCGGAGACTGGGTTGCTATTTCCTTAGTATACATTGGCAGTCAGGCAGCAGTTGACTTGGCCGTTGCATGGAAGAAGGCATAAGTGATGACGTTGAGAAGAGTATGGTTATTCCTAAAGCATTATTGGTACATTCCACTTGTGCTGCTATCTTTGCTTGTTGCCTTTGTGGTATACAGGTCTAAGATAGCAACTCTTCTCAATCTTATTACTTCCGCACAAAAGGATCATCAAGAGTCCTTAGATAAACTTACGAAGGTTTATGATGAGAGAGATGCTGCCAAAACCCAAGCAGCAGACAAGCATATCTCAAACATTAGCAAGATAGAGAAAAAGAGAGAAAAGAACGAGAAGAAGGTCGATGACAAGATTGAGGCAAGAGAAAAAGAACTAACAGAGGACATTGATCAGATTGCGGAGGAACTAATGAAAGAATTTGGTGACTTATGAGAAGATTTTTAGCATTCATTACAATACTTATTTTTACAACAGCATCCTTTGCTGATGAATCACAGATTGTGGTCATAAAAAAGGACACAAAAGCACCCTTCACTGGGATCTTGATTGATTCTAAGACAGGTGCAAAGATTCTTGCCGAGAGGGAGTTTGAGATTGAGAAATGTCAAGTCAAAGTTGATTATGAAAAAGACAAAACAAAATCAAAATGTGAACTTGACTCTGCAAGAGAAAAAGCGGAACTATCTGCACAGAGCAGCAAGAAAGACCTTATTATCGAAACGCAAAAAAAAGAGAATGACAGGCTCCGTAAAGTTGTCGAAGAAACAAGTGAAGACTACTCTTCTTTTTGGTTTGTTGGTGGTACCCTTTCCGGGATTCTCCTTTCTGTGGGCATTTTTTATGCTTCTGTCCAAATTACGAGGTAATAAGATTGAAAGATAATGGGATTGACATAATACATTACGAAAAAGCTATCGCAGAAAAATATGGTGACGAAGCAGTTCAGAACCCAAGAAACAATTGGGACGAAGAAAAAGAGAAAGAATACATTGAACAACTCAAGAAAATTGCTAAGTTAGAGAGGGAAAATCGTTCTAAGGACGACCTAGTGGAACATAACGGTGTTTTAATCTCAAAAAAACTACTTACTAGGAGAGAACAGAGAACTTGTCCTGTCTGTGATGTATATTCTTTCTCCGTGAGAGATGATCTTTACATGAACAAGTTCAAATGTTGCTTCAAGTGTTATGTAAAACACGTTGAAGGAAGAGAAGAAAAGTGGTTCTCTAACATGATGGAGAGTGAATGAAATGATGACTGAAAAACTGAGAGAGATATTGGACTTGTTGACAGATGCCGTTGCTGATAGTGAAAAGTTCGATAGAGGAATGGATGCTCCAGGAACCCGTCTTCGAAAGAAAGCTATGGGTGCATCAAAACTTTTGAAGGAACTTCGACAGGCAGTTCTTGATATAAGGACAGAAAGAAAAGGTAAGTAACAACACATGGGTTATCAGCTAACAAAAAAAGAGATTGTTAGCGAGATTCTCAAATCTGGCAAAGATCCAGTCTATTTCACAAACAACTATGCCCGTATCACTCATCCAATGAGGGGGCAGATACCATTCAAAACATACGACTTCCAGACTCAACTCCTTACTGATTTCAATGATTATCGATTCAATGTAATCTTAAAGGCAAGACAGTTGGGTATCTCAACCGTCACTGCTGCCTATGTTGCATGGTTGATGATGTTCCACAAAGACAAAAATGTTTTAGTGATTGCGACCAAACTCGGAACTGCCACAAATCTCGTTAAAAAAGTAAAGCAGATTATCAAGAACCTGCCAACTTGGTTGTTGACCTCCACTATTTCCGTTGACAACAGAACCTCCTTTGAACTGTCCAATGGTTCGCAAATCAAAGCAACATCCACTTCTGGAGATGCAGGACGTTCGGAAGCACTATCTCTCCTCGTTGTAGACGAGGCCGCTTTCGTAGAAGGTCTTGACGACCTGTGGACTGGTCTTTACCCCACCCTATCAACTGGTGGTAGGTGCATCGCACTCTCTACACCAAATGGTGTAGGAAACTGGTTTCACAAAACATTCGTAGATTCAGAGAACCAAGCAAACGACTTTTATCACACAACCCTCAACTGGGACACTCACCCTGACAGAGATCAGGCATGGTTTGAGAAAGAAACCAGAAACATGTCTCGCAGAGACATCGCACAAGAACTTGAATGCTCGTTCCTAGCATCTGGTGAGACTGTGGTCCACCCCGACGACATCGAAAGAATTATGGGTGCCGTCGCAGATCCAAAGCACAGAACAGCATTCGACCGCAACTTGTGGATCTGGGAAGAATACAAGCAAGAGAACAAATACCTTCTAGTTGCTGATGTCGCACGAGGGGACGGAAAAGATTATTCAGTATTTCATGTAATAAAACTTGAGACAATGGAAGTTATTGCAGAATACAAGGGTAAACCAAACTTAGAGATGTTTGCAGAACTACTGAGGACAACTGCTAATGAATATGGTCAATGCCTTTTGGTAGTGGAGAACAACAATATTGGGTTCAACGTTTTGGAGAAACTTATAGAAAAAAACTATCCGAACATTTATTATTCCCATAAGTCAACGCATGAAAGTGTGGACCCTATGATTGCAGAGAATAGAACAAATGTTGTGCCTGGCTTCACCACATCCATGAAAACTCGACCTTTGATTATCGCAAAACTGGAAGAATTCATCAGAAACAAACTACTTATCCTATATTCGAATCGGGTACTGGACGAAATCCGAACTTTCGTCTGGGTTCACGGCAAACCTCAAGCAATGAGGGGATACAACGATGACCTCGTTATGTCTCTTGCGATTGCGTGTTGGGTCCGAGACACTGCCCTGATTGCGAATAAACGTGCGGAGGAATATAACAAAGCTTGTCTTGATGCGATGGTAGTGACAAATACTAAAATAAGCACTAAAATTCCTGGCCAAAGTGGGTATAATAGAAACTTAGACCATGATCGTGGCACAGAAAGAGAAAAGGCAATGCGAGAGCAAATAGAATACTCGTGGTTATATAAGGGATAATAAATGGCAGATCAAACAAAGAATCCAAGAAACAATCAGTCACCTCTTTTTAAGAGTTTGACAAAACTTCTCTCAGGACCAATCGTAAATCGACGAGTCCAGATGTACCGTCGTCAAAGACGAAGAGATTTAGATAAATATAAGTTCAAATCAGCACAAGGTTTAAACTTCCAGAAATCTACATATAACCCTATGGATAGATTCTATTCTGAAAACATGATGAATAGAAACAGATCCGAGAGATATACCGACTTCGATCAGATGGAATACGTCCCAGAGATTGCCTCTGCTATGGACATTTACGCAGATGAAATGACTACATCCACCGCACTACAAGAGATGTTGAAGATTGACTGCAAGAACGAAGAGATTAGAACAATCCTGCAAAACCTCTACCACAACGTCTTGAACGTTGAGTTTAACCTATACGGATGGTGCCGCTCGATGTGTAAGTATGGGGATTACTTCCTGTACATGGATATCGATGAAACTCACGGTGTCACGAACGTGGTTGGACTACCCCCACAAGAGGTGGAGAGATTAGAGGGAGAAGATCCCACAAACCCGAACTATACACAATTCCAGTGGAACTCAGGTGGTATCACCTTTGAGAACTGGCAAGTTGCTCACTTCCGTATTCTCGGAAATGATAAATATGTTCCTTACGGTTCTTCTATTTTAGAACCAGCAAGAAGGATCTGGAGACAACTTACCTTACTGGAAGATGCTATGATGGCTTACCGAATCGTCCGTTCCCCCGAACGACGAGTATTCTACATTGATGTTGGTAACATCTCCCCCCAAGATGTTGAGCAATACATGCAAAAAGTAATGACTTCTATGAAGAGGAATCAAGTAGTTGATGTCAATACAGGAAGGGTTGATCTTAGATATAATCCCCTGTCCGTAGAGGAAGATTACTTCTTGCCAGTCAGAGGTGATGCCTCTTCCCGAATAGAAAATCTACCGGGTGGAACATTTACTGGTGACATTGACGATGTAAAATATTTGAGAGACAAACTATTCTCTGCTCTCAAAATCCCTCAGTCCTACCTCTCCAGAGGAGAAGGTGGTGACGAAGAAAAAACAACCCTTGCACAAAAGGATGTTCGTTTCGCCAGAACAATACAGAGATTGCAGAGAAGTGTCTTATCCGAGATTGAAAAGATCGGCATCGTCCATCTTTACACACTAGGGTTCAGGGGAGACGATTTGGTATCTTTTAAACTTTCTCTCAACAACCCATCTAAGATTGCTGAGTTGCAGGAACTTGAACACTGGAGAACAAAGTTTGATGTTGCATCAGCAGCAACGGAAGGATTCTTCAGTCACCGATGGATTGCCAATAAGTTATTCGGACTCACCGATGAGGAAGTCGTCCGTATGCAGAGAGAGATGTTTTACGACAGGAAACTTGCTGCCGCGCTTGCTGCTGCCGAAGAAGGTGAAGCAGAAGCAGGAGGAGGAGACGATCTAGGCGGAGATTTAGGTGGTGACTTAGGTGGAGACGACCTCGGTGGTGATGATCTTGGTGGAGACGAAGAAACAGAAGAGCCAGAAGAAGACGATACTCTACTTGCTGCCCCAGATGAACTTGAAGAAGACGAAGAGGTAAAGGTTGGACAAGAGTACACCAAAAAAGGATGGAAGGGAAAGACCCGAGTCAAAAAAGGTGAAGTAGGAAAAAGAAACGCAGCTCGTCAAAAAAGCATGAAATCCAAATTCAGTAGAGAGACAGCAAGTTCTACAAAAAGAAACATTTTACCAGGACTTACGGATCTGTCAACCCTGTATACAGGAATAGATAATGGAATTTATGAAAACAACAATACTAATTACCAATCAGACGACGAAGAAAAGACCCTCTTTAACTCAAAGAATCAAATTGAAAAGTTGATAACAGGTCTAGAGAAAAAGAATAAAAATGGAGACAATACCGATGATGAGGAATAAGCACAACAAAAAAAGAAATGTAGCTTTCATCTATGAAGCACTTACATTGACGATTACGGAATCGATTATTAACAAAAACTCTGAGAGAAAATCTCATGCAATGGGGATCATTAAGGAGTTTTTCCAAGACACTGAGATCTCAAAAGAACATGATATATACCGTTCTATCTTAGGTTGCAAGGGGATCGAAAAACCAATCGCGGAAAAGATCATAGCAGAGGCAAAGAGGCAACATGATGCTTTAGACAAGCAGAAGTTGTTTTCCGAACAGACGGCACTAATAAAGATGATAAACAAAAACCTCGACACAGAGGTGTTTAGCACGTTCGTCCCTTCGTATAAGTCTTTGGCAACAATATCTCAAATGTTTAGTGTTGATGTATCTATTAGAGATCGAGTCTTGCTAGAGGGCAAAGTTATCGAAGAGATGGTTAACGAAGGTAAACGTGAAGAGAAGAAATTAGAGCAAATCGACGAACTTGTCATGAATAAGTTTTTGGAAAAGTTCAATACGAAGTATTCAGACGTACTCTCGGAAAACCAGAGAACCTTATTGACTAAATATATATCCTCCTTCTCAGACAATGGATTGGAACTCAAGGCATACTTGAATGAGGAGATCGGGGAAATCAAAAACAAGATCGACGAACTCACGAAAGACGAAGAAGTCTGCGATTCTCAGATGAAGAAGTCTGTAGATAGAGTTATAGAGATTCTAGAATCCCACTCGAATAAACCAATTGATGAGGAGATGTTGAAAGACATTCTTAAATTTCAAGACTTGGTAAAGGAGATGGAAAATCATGACAATCAACATTAGTATGAACCTTCCGGACAACAAAGAGGAAACCAAAAGCACGTCCGAGGACGTGAGTATAAAACTGAAAGTCAGAAAGTCCATCGATGGAAATGTTATGATCTTTGATCACATCGATATTGATATCGTAATGATGCCAGAGAAGAAGAAGATTATTGCTTTCCCAAAAGAAACGATGAGTGATGTCGTCTATGGGGCACAAAATAGGATGTTTGATTTCCTCGTAAAGAGAGGAGTGATCATCCCAGAAACAGTCAGAGGTGGCAATGTGTATGGGGCACTTGAGGGTGCATACCCTGAGTCCAAATCTGCCGATACCACTAATGTGGTTCTCTTATCTCTATCTAAGTTCATAGAAGAGGAAAAACCATATTTCGCATACGACAAGGCATACAGGCAACAAGAGATTGATCGTCTTGCAGATCCCGACGACGAAGATTCTACTGAACTTGGTGAAGTACCACATAGCAGAAAAAAAGGAAGTATCACTAGAGATACACATGGAAGGTATACACCAGGTTACAGATAGTGTTCGAAGAGATGATTTACTTCATCCTGTGTTCTTACGGGATGACCCACATTTTAGTTTTTGGTTCCCTGTTTGACAAGTTCAGACCAAAGTATCACTTCTTCCGATGCCCAATGTGCATTGGTTTCTGGGTTGGGGTGCTTTTATGGGCATTTTCACCCTACACTTCACTATTTATGTTTGATAGAGGTCCGACCACACCACTACTTTTGGGGTGTGTTTCATCTGGGGTAAGTTACTTTCTTATCCAAATCATAGGTGACGGAGGTGTTAGGCATGAAAAAGTGGATGTTACAACCAGTGAGACGATGCCGTAAAGGGTGCTAGCTCGAACGGGTTGTGCCCGTTCTGAGGAACCATTAGAGAGGATAAGATATGTCAAAGTATTTGCTTAGAGAGTTTTATGAGTTATGTGAAGGTGGGATTTGCGAAGACCTCCTCACGGAAGATGAGAAAAGAAGAATCAAGGAGAACAATGTCCTGATTCTTTCTGGCGTAATGCAGAGAGCAAATGCCAAGAACGGTAACGGTAGAGTTTATCCCCGACCAATCTTGGAAAGAGAAGTCGAGACATACAAGAAACTCGTTAGAGAGAGAAGAGCAGTAGGTGAACTCGACCACCCAGATGATTCAGTCATCAACCTAAAAAATGCTTCCCACATTGTCACAGACATTTGGTGGGATGGTAACGATGTAAAAGGTAAGGTAGAGGTACTAAACACTCCCTCTGGCCAGATACTCAGATCTCTCTGTCAGTCCAATGTTAAGTTGGGCATCTCTTCACGCGGTCTTGGTTCGGTCACAAACGCAGAGGGAAGTGGCACAACTATGGTGCAGGAAGACTTCCAACTCATTTGTTTTGATTTCGTTTCTGAACCATCGACTAACGGTGCCTTCATGGGATTGAAAGAAAGCAAACTTGCCACGAAGCAGCCAAACATCTTCACTAAGGCAGACAAAATAAACAGAATTATGAACGACATTATTTGGAGGAACGAAAATGAAAATAACTAAAGGTAAGCTGAAACAGATTATCATGGAAGAGATTGCTTATCTGGAACAAGACATGATAAATGTTCCAGGATTATATAGTGTTTCTCCAGAACAACTAAAGGCAAATGTAGTCGGCATGTTCAACGAACTATCCGAG